TATAATTGAACTATTTTGTGTCCTTATAAAAGAACATTTAGGGGTGTGCGACTATAAATGGAGGAGTTGGGGCTAACTTATGAAAGTTAATGGGTTTTAAACCCCCGTTTGTAATCGTATCGCAATAAGACTATATATCAATACCTAAATTATCAAGGTCAAGTTGTCTTATTTAATCAGAATCATATGTTTTCAATCCTAGTATTATACCTTTAGCCATCTAAGCACGCCAAACTTAGTCTAATACCCAAGCTGGCTACTCGGTTCTAGCTTCTACTGTTTTTAATTTCCAGTCGTAATTATAATTATTCTTTGGTTCGCCATAAAATAGATCATCTAATTATTCAGCTATTTTTTCGCCTATATCCTTCTCTGATTATTTTTTCTTTGTCCAATTGTTGTATTTTTATAATTATGAACCTTCTCTTATATAGGTCTATTTACTTGGTAGTTGCTAACGTGGTTTCCCTCTAAGTAAATTCACTAGTAAACTACTAGTACCGTCTGCAACGATCAACATTTAGGAGTGATAGCTTAAAGCTAATGTAAACTAGCCAGCTGCTCCGGTCAAATCTCTAACAGGTGTTTCGAAGATTAACCATTTAACAGGTTCTTCACCAAATTCTTAAGATATTCCGTTTTAATACGAAGCATCAAAAGTATCTTCGAGTATCAACTATTCATTTTCTACTGCCACAGTGATAGGATAAGTTTAACCTTTACGCATTGATCTCACTGTACTTCTATTCATCAATTAATCGTAAGAAACAGATTTGAAAACAGGATTTAATGCTGCCGTCCAGTCTATAAACTCGCGAAGGTAACCGCCGCCTTCGTAAACATTACCAGAATATAGTGCTGCTGGAGCATTTATTGCTACAGTGACGGTACTGCTTATTATCTTTGAACTATTCGTAACCGTTGCAACAGCTGGGGCGAAGCCATATATAGATGAAAAAGCGCCACCGTTTACACAATTGCCAACTTAAATTGTCGCTGAAGACGATAACTAGTTATTGTTTACCATTATACCAGCTGTTCCTCTCTAAACACTGCCAGCAAATGGACTATATACCACCGCAACATATTATTTATCAATCGGCAACGGAACACCAGTATTTAACACTGTTTCATGTCCGCATACTCTTAACATCTATCCTGGTACAGTATGATTTTATATAATAGGTTGTGCTAACTCGTTCAAAGGATTTTGTTTTGCCATTATCCATCTCTCAGCTGCACTTAATTCTTGAACCGGTGTCTGTTTTTAAATCTTTTGTAACTTGATCTTATTTTTTACTTTTCTAACTTTCTTCTACTGCGATAGGTACTAATCTATAGCACCAGGCTTAATATTTGGTTCATGAGTAGAGATTTATAGAGTTACTTATTTATCCTTATTCTAAAACTTGCGAGGTTGTCCTGCTGTTTTTTCCTTATTGTTCGCTTACATTATTTTGTTAGTCTCAATCAGAGACATTGTACCTTTGCAGTGCCGAATCAATGTGACATTAGAACCTGCTTGTTTCAAAATTTAGAGAATTGTCGTAACAGTTTCATATACTGTATCATTCAATCTTACTAATTAT